CCTCGATTCCTTTGGCTTTTAGCTTCCGAGTATAAGAAATGGTGTCTAGCGTGTTTCTGGCAAAACGAGATATTGATTTGGTTATGATAAGGTCAATCTTTCTATCAAGTGCATCCTTAATCATCTCATTGAAACCTTCTCTCCTTTTGGTGCTTGTTCCAGAAATACCATCATCGGCATAAACTTTAACAAACTCCCATTCGGGTTTTTTTTGGATAAATTCAGTATAATGCTTTACTTGCGTTTCATAGCTTGTTGCTTGCTCTTCATCATCTGTTGATACACGAGCATAAGCTGCAACTTTTCTTCTGCTTATTTGGCCTAGTGGTGAAAGTGTAATTGGATTAATGGTTGATGGAATAACTCTAACTTTTGCCATTAATGTTCCTCCTTTCTATAATTCTTTAATGCATTTAGTCTTGCTTTTTCTCTCATTTCAAATGTCCATGATTCACTTCTTGATCGGTCTTTCCAATACACCTCTTGAGTCTTTCCATCTTTCAAATGATAGACTAGCTTGTTTTCATTAAAGGCTTCTATGTAATCAATGCTGTTTTGAACTAACTCATCCGTTACCTCATCAATTCCAAGAACCTGCGATGTAACTTCATTCAATATTTCTTCTGGTATAGCCTTAGATGCACATTCTTTTTTACCTTGCGTGTTATAGGTCGAACATTCCCAAATCTTACCTTTATTACGATTTTTTCTTTTATACTTAGCACCACAAATACTACACTTAATTAAGCTTGTATATCTATTTCTTACAGGCTTGTGTCCTTTATTGTTAGACAACTCACATCGTTGCTTTCTTAGTTCTTGAGCCATCAGGAAATCTTCAAGTGCAATAATAGGTTCATGGTCATCATCAATAACGTACATATCCTTTTCGCCTTTATTCCTTTTGGTTTTCTTTGAAAGGTAGTCTTCTCTATAAGTCTTTTGAAGAACCAAGCTGCCAGTGTAGTTATAATTGACTATCATATTGAGAACGGTTGACTTGTTCCATGTACAATCCTTTAATGTTCTTATGCCTTCCTTGTTTAGCATGTTTGCAATCATCTGAACTCCACATCCATCTAGATACATCTTGAATACTCTTCTTACGAGTTCAGCTTGTTCAGGTATGAGCACTAGTCTTCGATTAACTATCTTGTAGCCATACATATCTTTGCCACCCCAGAGAATACCTTTTTCATAATCCCTTTTAATTTTCCATTTCATGTTTTCTGAAACTGAGCGTGCTTCTTCCTGTGCAAATGAAGCTAAAAAGGTTAATACCATCTCACCTTCAGCACTCAAGGTATGCAAGTTCTGTTCCTCAAAGAATACATCGATTCCTAATGCTTTTAATTCTCTAACTGTCTTTAACATCGTGAATGTGTTTCTTGCAAATCTTGATATGGATTTAACAACGATCATATCGATTATGCCAGCCTTACAATCGCTTATAAGCCTTTGAAACTCTTCTCTTGTATCTTTTGTTCCAGTCAATGCTTCATCTGTATAAACACCAGCAAATTCCCAACCTTCGTGCTCTGATATCATCTTGTTGTAATAACTAACCTGAGCAGCTAGGGAATGAAGCATAGCATCTTTACATGTTGAAACTCTAGCGTATGCGGCTACTCTAGTTATCTTTTGCAACTTTGGTAACGCATCTATCTTGGTTATTCGTTTCTGATCCATTTTGGTCCTCCTTCTTTGGTAGTATATATATCACTCTAAAACGGTTATTTATCAAGTCTTTAGCCCGATAAAGACTATCTTTTTTGATACAATATTTACTTGCCAAAACAGACTCAGCTTTTAGGAAATCAGCATCATTTAATATTCCCTGATTCTTCATAGCGATTAGGTGTACAAGCGATGAATAGTACTGTTCTACATTTTTCGTGTTCATTGCTCATTACCTCTTTTCGTTCTGGTTTTTGCAAAGCAAGAGATGCTACAATAGATTCTTTTGCTGTTTCCATAAGCTACAAATTCAGAGTTGCAACATGGACATTTGAAGGTATAAAATGCATTTCTTTTTACGTCATCCTTATGAGAATTCCACCATGCCATTCTGCATTTATCAGAGCAAAACTGACGCTTCTTTTTCCCAGGCGTTTGCTTTACTCTTATGCCACAGTTTTTGCAGGTTCCATATAAATCAGGATCGTTGTATTTTGCTGTACACACACTTCTAACCGCACTAGGAGTAAGAGATAGTTCTTTTGCTATCGCCTTATATCCCATACCAGAGTTTCTTAATTCAAATATTTTAATTTTTAGTTCTTTTTGCATACTATCTGCCTCCTCATAAGTCAAATGGGAAGTCGAGACATTTTTGCCAAAAGAAAATAAAAAAGCCTACCAGAATGAACTCCGATAGGCTGTATGTAATATTATTCTATTTTGTAAGTTGCTTAAGAATTTGATTAGTACCAGTTGCCGCTAGACCAGATGCACCACCAAGAATTATGGCTAAAACAACATTTGGTGCTGCGATAATATCTGGAATAAAGTAATAGCAAATTACACCAGAAATGACTCCCAACACGAGTCCAATTAATGGATAGAAATGACTAACCTTTTCGTTATTGTTTGTTGCTTTCTTTATGACTTCGATAATGGCATATACTGCAGCAACAATTGCAGGTACGCTAATAATAGATAAGTATTCCATAATAATCCTCCTTATTTTTTGAGATACGCTTGTGTCACTCGATGAGATGTATTTCCCAACGATAGTGTGACAATTCCATTTGCATAAGATATGCTTAGCGAATAATCTGCTCCACCATACCGATAACTGAGTGATGAGTTTGAACCCACAACGATAAACAGCTGATTGGTTGGCAAGCTCACAACAGTCGTATTTTCAATCACGACATAGAGAATGCTTTCCATTAAGACAGCTGAGTTCACATTTCCAAAACGATAGACACCGTTACTAATCTTGGTTAATCCAAGTTGCTGTGGATAATAGAAATCTTTTAATTTTGATTCGAGTTCCTCAACTCTAATCCGATCTGATGTAATCATTTGTCGTTCAAAATCATTGATGAGATTGACTGATGTAGTTGTTTTTGAATAAGCTGCAAGTGCAAACTCATAAAGCCCATCAGCATTCTGTAAATTGTTTTGAGTCAACACAGGATAGGTTCCAACCGCTTCTTTGATATAGATTGTGACTGTATTTGCTTGAGTGTCTATTCCAAGAACGACATAGCCAAACTTACTTGAATCTGGTGTGACTGAAACAGCTGTCATATTTTCCACATAGATAATGCGGCCATAGATACCCACATAACCATCTAGGAAAGTGATTGTGTTGTTTGCCAGCGTATAACTACATCCTGATTTAACGTTTCGCAATATTCCAACGTCACTTGAAAATAAAAAATGATACAAATCTGCATCAATTTTCGATGTGACATTTGCACCATCAAAGGTTACTTTTTGAACGCCCATTAGAATTCTCCTCCATCGAGATCTGTGATCCCTGTTGATTGTATTGATATGTGACTCACTGCAGAGTTCACACTTTTATTTAAAAGCTGGATTTTTTCAGTAAGCTTAATACGGTACTCACCAAGTGTTACCATTGCCTTATGAAAACCTTGACTAAACTTGATACTAGTGACCACCGAATCATAGGCTTGTTCATTGTTTATAAACTCAACGAAATCTCCAAGTTCGATATTTTTCATTGGTTGAAATACGTCGTTATCAGATTTAATCGTGAAAGTAATATTGTGGTCCAATTTTGAGGAGATCATCTCGGATCTTGCTTTTGTAAGCAATGATGGATAGTCATTATCTGTATAGTAAAACGCCTTCGGTTTGACACTTTTGTACCTGTTAGGATGATACATATCGTGAGTTAATTCCCCACTCGATAACAAGTAATATATGATGGTTTGTTTGAACAACACATTTTCTGCTTTTGGATAGTAAGTGAGTTTGTTGACCATTTGACTAGAACTATCGTTGACGACTAAATCTTGAATCGCCTGATAGTTGTTTCTGAGTTTAATACCTCTTTGAACCTCACCAATTCGAAAGATAATGCCTGTCACTCTTCCTCTTAAATACACCGCTTCTGTTGATAGTTTCAGTCCATAGGATTTGTTGATGAGTTCCATCAAAGAAGCTAAAGACATGATTTTATCAGGTTCAAAGGATAATTCCCCGGAAATACTTGAGCCTCTTTCGATAGTAAGATAACTGAGATTTTGAAGCGAATCGCTGCTTAGTTTAAAGTTAGCTACAAGCAAGTTTTCTAGGTATAAACTCAAATCTCCTGTATAACTTTCAACAGCTATATCGATTGAAAACATTTCTTTAAAATCTAGTACATGAACGGTTGTCCGATGCTTGTCAGCAACTTCTAGTCTTTCAACAATGCCAATATAATGTATCGGTGCATCTTTTAATATCACGATGTCACCAACCGACACGTTTAAATTAGCCTTGTTGATTGTGAATACTGACTTTTGAATGATGACTAAGTCTAGTGCTATCTCAAAATCCTTATCAACATAGCCGTAGTCTTTATAAGCCAAATTGAGTCTATCGAGGAATACAAGTTGCATACTTATACCCCCAGATATCCTTCATAAATTGTGATTCTACATGTGGTGAGACTTGCGACACCTGGTCGGAATTCCACCGCGTATTCACCTGGTTCAACAAATAGAAAGTTGTCACAAGTAAAATCCTGTAGTCCATAAATTGAAACTATCTCTCCATTGTCAATCTTGCGAATAAATTGTTTGTTTGGTACAGCTGACACAAGAATTTCACCACTGCTTTGAGAATGAAATAGTCTTAACATCGTGATGATTCTACTACCTTTTCTGATAATGACTTCTGGCTCATCGACAGCTCCAATCATTTCAATCAAGAGTGGTGCCTTGAAAATACCACGATTGACGATTTGAATTTTGCCTTCATAAAATGCAGAATAGGTAAATGGATAAGTGTATGGGTAAACCTTACCTAAAGTAGACTCGTTAACCTCGATGGTGTAAGTCTGTGTTTTGAGCCATAACGACAATTTTTGAAACACAATCTGACAGCTGAGTGCACCAGCCACAAGTTCTTGTTTGGATACTGATTTGATATCGACAAAACAAAAAGCGGAATCATCCGCTTCGTAGTAAAGTTTAAGTTCTTTCTCTCCAAGTTTTAGATAATTCATTAGTTCTGTATAACCTGGATACCCTTTTAGAAAGGTGAGTGTTGCTTGTATTTCAGTTAATCCTTGTGTCTGATCGACTCGATCGTGAACATAATCGTACTTAAGATATGTGAGCTCCTGAGTGAAGCCTAGTCCAGAGATACTATGAATCAGACAACCGCTTCTGTAATCAAAATGAAACCTATTACCAGAAGGATTTTCTAGATAGATTTTTCGAATCATATCACGCTACCTCCTAGTGCTCTATT